ATAGAGCCAGTCAGGAAGTCATTGGCCTGGGCATTGACGCGTTGATTAGCCGCTGGTGTAACCGTTGCACTTGTTGGTAGCGGGTTACTATTTGAGACAGCCGTCATCGTACCCGCATTATTGAACACAATTTCATTACCAATTGGATGAGCAGGAGCCGACGCACCATCTGTGTACTGAGTGCCGCCACCATTTGATAGATTGTTATTGCCATCTACTAGGAACATTGCTGCAGGCCCAATAACTCTGTTATCAGCAATGATATCTGCTGGTTTTTTTTGCATATATTTTGCTACCTCCTTATTACGTGTAAAATATGGTAACACCTGGATTGTTTGTATCTCCAGCAACATAAATGCCGTTTGACGCAGGAGCATGTAATACAAATGGTTTACCATCTACAGCTTGGTTAGCTGGTATAATGCCTATGATAGTTCCTGATGCTGCTGAAGCATTATCATATATGATCATTTGATGGGTGTTCTGTGCTGTTACGAGGACTCTTCCAAGCATTCCTGGAATAGCAGAGACGATGGTATCAGTAGCATGACCAGAGGCAATGGCAACGTTTTTATTGCCGTCATTATTAATAAATCCAGCATATTCATTTGATGGATTGGCAACTGAGCCGAACGTCAGAGGGTTAAACCCAGGGAGGCCGTCTCTATAAAGTATCGCTGTGCCTGTTGCGGTGCCACTTGTGTAGGCTTGCATGCGCACACGAAACCACGGGAACCATATGGAGGTACCGACCGTGATATTGCTGTCAGATGTACTGCTACCATCTCCATCTAAGCCTGACAGTGTATCCATGTCATACATGAGAATTGGTTCCCATGACCCCGATGAATCCATAGCACGCTCGAAAACTAAACTCCCAACATACACACCACTCCCTATGCCTATAGTAATCCATTTATAATTACTTACATCTATTTCAGGTACAAGATTATCATTAAGCGCTCCTGCCGATAAACCTTCTATTTTATAATAAAGCCCTAAATCAACATTTGATCCTACTGGCATGTCTTTCTCCTTTTACTTCCCAATCAAAGAAATACTGCATGTAAACCCTGGAGTCGATGACCCACCGATGACCCACCGAAATTCGATAGTGCCGCCAAATGAGCTAGCTAGTGTTAAACCTGCTCCAATGGATTGGCTTATGGTGGTTGGCGTTGTTGAGATGCTGCTGCTGCTCCAAACATTGTAATAAACACCATCCACACCTAATCTATCAATAAAAAACTGTATTGTTGGTGATGTGCCTTGTTTGCCTGTAATATTGATATCTAACGCTAGTTCAGCGAAATTGCCGACACTGAGAGGCCCGCTATTGCCGCTTGCTGTGATTAGCTGTGATGCTTGCGTATATACTGTTTGTGCGCTCATAATATCCTCATTTTAGTGTAGAACTGAGTAAGCGCCATGCGCTACCTATATTCGCTGCCTCAGAACACACGACCGTTTGCCAATAAATTTGCGTAGGTGTGCCATTTTCAGTACCAATACTTTGAGATGTAGATATTCCTGTTATAAGCATAGATGCATCATTTATATTATATTCTGGCAAAAATATGGGTAGATATTGACCGATGGCAAGCGATGGATTACGTCGCCACGTCTTGAAGGTGATGGTCCTGCCCTGCGTACCGTATTTCTGAAGCAAGCCGTTTGCGTAGGCCGTGGCGGCTGCGACATTCAGGGACTGGCTAGAGACATCTTCCACAACCGCCACAATGCCCAGGCCTGCACTCTGCACATCAAGAATGCCTGTGATTGATGCTGAGAAAGTGAAACTTGGCGACGTGCCTGTGATCGTCCACCTGAGCCTTACGGTTGCTCCGAGCGCCTGATTGATGGTTGCAAAAGCACCGATGGTAGTCGAGATTGGATTTGCAGCACTTACGGCATTGCTAGACCAGAGCTGATAATAAATGCCATTGACATCTTTACGTTCAACAAAGAATTGTATAGTTGGCGATGTGCCTGAAACAGCCGTGATATTGATGTCTACTGCTATTCTTCTGCACTTGCCTACATCCAAGTCGCCAAAGTTAGAGGAGGTAGTATGTGCAGCCGAGGTACCATTAAGCACATTCTGGATAGCCTGTGTACGTCCCATACGCTGCGCAAATTGCTTTTGAGTAACAGTATTAGCTAAATTGGTATTATCTACAGTAATACTTGTAATATATTGATAAGTGTAGTTTTGAAAGAGTAGCGTATCTGTCTGCTGTAATACCGTGCCTGATGGGTCCTGATCTATTGCATTACTTCCAGGCGTATAATAGAAATCTTTTCCTGTATCAATGCCTTTAATGCCAATAGTCTTGAATTGGGCATTGAGATAGACGAGCGGAGGGCTGACGATCTCTCCACCAAGAGCCCACGAGGTGCTCGTGCCGTCTCCTATCTTGGTTTCGCTCTTGATGCCAGTTGCTACCACGCCAGTCAAGATCATCTCATTGCGGTAGAGATCTGCGCTGTAATCCACAGTGAGAGGACCGTCTAACAAGAGCAGTTGATCAGAGCTTTGCAGTATCCATGGTGCGGGTTGAGCCACACGAGGACCAAAGACGAAGTTAAGGTTCTGGTCGAAAAACCATGTATAGTCTGATTTCTTGGCTAGATCATTAATATTGTCTGAAATATAGGTATTAGTGTAATCTGCCGTTGGTATCAATGCCCCCAAGCCAATATTGGGATGCAACGCCGCTACTGTCAGGTCTGTAAGTTGTGGAGTAGCGGTAGGATCGGTACTCGTCAAAGTTACCTTGGAGTACACTACTTTACCGCTCAGGTTATCGCCTTGCGGCTGGACTCTGAAATTGTAGAACCTACCGACTCCGGTAGCTTCAATAATGCCAACAAGACCTGCTGCTGAGATACTGCTATCCGTCGTTGAGATGAGGTTCACGCCGTCTATCCAGACATTGATAGCTGTTCCTATCATGCTGAGATGCAGACGGTATTTATAGCCTCTGGTGAGCGTCACGGCCACATCAGAACCAAGCTGAGTCTTGACGTTGGCAACGACTTTGTAGAGCCTAATCTTATTGGTAGCACCTGCACTTGAGGATGCATCAAAGATATCTAGCTCATAGAAATTTGAGGCATCGGTTTGTCTCCAGACGGGACCGGATTGATCGGATTGATCAAAGTCAAGGATGATATCCACATCTTTGCAAGTAGGAATGGATGAAAGAAGTAAGAGCGCATTCGTTCCTCCACTCACCGAGAGGCGGCTATTCAAGGTATCCCAGAACCACGTACCTGCACTTCCTCCGGTCCTGTTTGTCTGGGTATAATTCGGGCTGCTATTGATATCAAAAGTGTCCAGGGTTGGGCTTGGCTGTGTCGTAATTCCAGCGATGGAGCCACCATTCGAGACATTGGTATACGTCACTCCATCCAAGCTCGTTGCAACGGTTATGCTCGTGTTTGCAGGTGTTGTTGCTGTCCAGCTTGCCACGGTCGAGCCTGCGATAAGCGCATTGGAGAGAGGCAGGAATGGCGCTATACGCGTGCCGCTGCTACTGAAGCCACCGAGCACATACACGGTCAGCCATTTGCCTTGCGGAAGCATTGTGGATGAAGCAGAAGAAAAAAGCACCTGGAATTTGACGCTCACGCCAGACAACGATTGACCTAGCGTCAGATTTGGTATTGGGCCACCAGGCGCAGCATATTGCCAAGACGAGCCACCATCGATACTACTCCAGACATTGGCATAGGATACGAATGGAGCGCCTGACAAGTCTGTCCACTGTACAACACTTCCGCCATAGGTTCCTGCGCTTGCCAGGCTTGTAGATGATGATGTCCAGTTGGCACCCGCTACGATGTTTGGAGGACTAATACCCCAGTTGTCAAAAGTACCGATATATCCATTGCTAGAATCGTTATTCGATATCCTTAATCCAACATATCCCGCTGAGGTATATGTTGAGTCTGTGGCATTTATCACAAGAACATCATCAAGATATATATTATGCGTTGAACCGCTTATATTGAGTTTAACGCGATGCATTGCCTGTGATGTAAGATTGACAGTAGCAGTAGAGCCAACCTGTGTTACAGCAAAATTTGAAGATGCTCCTCCATTGTTTGAGCCCTTGAACAATTTGACGGTTGTACCAGCGATTTCTACACCATACGCAAATGTACCATCGTAGTTACTCCATCCCGTTGTTCTGTAAACACAGCCAACCTTCATATTCGGATTATCTACAGATACATCAAATTCCATTTGGAAGTCACCCCAGGAACCTCCTGCGATATCCATCCTAGAGCGCGCCTCTGTGGATTGGTGAAGCTGAAGCCTGAATTGCTTGCTATCGACATATTGGTAGCAGGTTGTTGCTGTGCTAGGTCCTGTTGCTCCTCCACCATATAATGTCTGGCCTGATATATTCCCGTCGTCCCAATTACGAGTTGCGCCAAATGGCGAGACAACACCACCATTCACCTGAGCATTAGTGAATGTCCCCGTGTTCCATTGCGCATTAGTGGTGTACTCAATGTTTATATCGCTCTTTGACGCATTGTATGATGGATAAAGCAAAGCTTGCATGTAGGTAAGCCGTGGCTGTTGCGTTGGATCAGCCCCTGCGCTTTGTGTGAAGCTTTGGAGAAATTGTATAGACTTTCCTGAGAGGGATTGTCCTGCAAGCAGATTAGGTAATGCTGCATTATTACTCGTGATGGAAGTGTAGCTGTTGCCACCATCAATGCTGTATGAGAGATTGAAGCTGTATCCAGTCGGCAAACCTGGATTACCGCTTGATTGGCCTACCTGATACGTCAAAAATGAACTTTTGAGTATGTTAGTATTGCTAATGCTGTATGCTGGGGATACTCTTTGGGCTGTACTGCAATCATAAGTGCCTACTGTGGATACTGTTGTTATACCATAGCCTTGCTTTTGCATCTGTTGCGGAGGATTGACATTTGTCGAGCCGCCGCCATAAAAGGTATTGATAATCGTTCCTGATCCATTGGTTTCATAGACATTTTTTACGTATCCTGTATATGTCCCTCCTGAGTCGCCTTCTATGGCTATCATTGCATATGTTATTGTTTTGCTCGTAAAGTTGTCTAGCAAGAATTTACGATGATACCACTGATCTGTTGCCAAGCCTTTAAGATCAGTGCCAGGATGAGGGCTCTTATTCTGAGCATCAAACCAGAGACCGTTGTTGCTTAAGGCGAGGTCTCTGTATGCCGTGCCATCGCTAAAAACGAGGTCTATGCCGATCTTTGCTTCTGGGGAGGATGAAGAGATCCATATGTCATATTCCAGATAGCGGCCTGAAACAATTGAGATGGGGGTGCCTGCCCAGAATTTTACATATGTATAAGAATTCGCGATACCAGCAATACTTTGCGTGGCCTGTATCATCATAGCTGTAGTGCTAGACGGTCCTAGGGCATTACCAGAGGCTGTCATGTTGGTCAGCGTGCCACTGTTGAAGACTGAGGTTGTACTCTCTGTAATCGTAGTTGCAGAGCCTGCTGGAGCCAGCTCCAAATCTCCCCCAAGATTAGAGGTTGCCGCTGTTCCTGAGAGCGTGCCTTGTGCAAACTCTGCTTGTGTATTGTCGTCTCGTATTGCATAGTTGGCTACAATGCCGTCCTGAGAGAGATGATCGTTGACCATCGAAGCCGCGGCTACACCCGCATACTGCTGATTGATAATCCTATTGGTCGTCTTCTTGCCTGCCAAGAACTCATTGTCTACGCAGTCCAATTGCCACGCAAGAGCAGCATTAGCATTGTATTTAGTTGACACGGGCTTGGCAACAAAGCCTGTGAATTTGACACCTTCAAGAGTATCTGATATGACGACGGGTTGACCAAATTGGAATTGATAGCTAGCATTTGCATCAAATATCGTGAGACGTACAGTAGATCGCTCGTCTACCTTGTCATCTAGTCCGTATGTGGTATTCAAGACAGGGTAGATTGTTCCTGAAATGGAAGCTGTGAGATTAGTTGCTGTCATGCAAGCCTCCCACATCTTCGCAGAATGCCCTTAGCTCTTTCTTCATCGCGATCTCACGTCTCCCTTCAATCTGATCATGCTCGCAATGTGAGGAGCCATACTATTAGTCAGTTCGTGGCCGTCAATGTAGATCGGAGCTGGCCTGTCGTTGTGAACGTGTACGACGATCTGAGGAGATGATGCTGCTTGTCCTGCCATGCTCGGATATTTGAAATTATTGTTCATACCCGAGAAGAGATTAGCGGTTTTGTCGTGATTAAGGACGCTAGAGCCGCGTGGGAGATTAACAAGCTCAGGCCCCTTTTCACCTACCAATGCGATACCACCAACAAAATTATCGATACCTGATGCTAAATGTGGAATGAGCGGTATATGCACGCTGAAACCAGCAACATTGATAGAGTTGATCCCGCTGATAAATCCATTAATATGATCGATAAGCCAATTTATACTTGTTTTGAATGCCCCTTCGATATTGCTCATTATCCCGCCAAAGAAGCCCGCAAGCCCAGACCACGCGCCTTGTAACCACTTAACAATATCTCCCCAATGCTGGATTGCCAGAATAACAACGAAGATCACAGCAGCAATAATCGCCCCGACGAGAATGAAAGGAGCTGCAAGGAGTAATGCTTCAAGCACAACAGCCCCCATAGAGATAGCCCAGGTGATAAAAGCAGGAATAAGAATAGATGCAATGATAATGCCAGTAGCCAAGAGAACAGCCTCTAATGCATCCAATGCTGTTTTATGATCTTTAAAGAAGTTTGTTGTATTAACTACAGCTTGCCCAACGTTTTTTATGCCATTATATAGATCTTCAAGAGCACCAGTCACGAAAGAACCAACATCCTTCATGAATGTACCAAATTCAGGAGAAGACACTGCATTCATAAAATTCTTAAAGCCAGTTGTAAGATCTCCCCCTACCTCTTTTGCAAACGTCTTTACATCTGGATTGCTGAAAAAGAGAGCTAGATTTTTACCCAATTCTTGTATTTTGCCACCTATATCATTTTTCGTGACAAAATCGCCAATACTCTTGAATGCTCCTGCCACCTTTTCTCCAACATTACTACCAAAATCCTTGAAGCCTTGCGAGGAGAGTGCATTGCCAATATTGCTGATCACAGGTTCAAGAGCCTTGAGGATTGGTGAGCCAAACGAAGCAAGCATTTGATCCCAGTTGGACTTGAGAGTAGATAAGAGACCAGCCATCGTTGCGCTCTGCTTTGCCATGCCACCTGAATAGAGAGGATTAGCTTCAATGCCTTTGGTTAACATTGACATTGCGTCTTTTGCGGGCAGGAGCCCCCCTGAAATCATCTGCTGTAATTGGGCTTGCGTCTTCCCTGTTTGCTTTTCTAATATTCCCCAGGCGTTAATGCCATCATTGGAGAATTGCATCATGTCTTGCCCCGTAAGCTTGCCGCTCGTCTGCATTTTGCCGAATACACCGACTATCTGATCAAGGTTAGCCACCGATCCTTTGCCAACCGCTGAGAGAGCATCACCAATAGACGTT